TGTTGCGGTAGATGTAGACGAGCTGCAGCGCGGTCACATTCGCGAGGATGCGCTGGCCTTCGATCGTGTATTTCAGCGGGCATCCAAGCTGGCCGATCTGGATCGACCTGAGCCAGTCGTCCGGCAACTGGAACTGGTAGAGGTAATCGAACGCGGGTGCGTCCGTCGACGGAGCGAGCACCACGCGCTTGGTCGCGCAATTCCACGGATGAGAACGCAGAATGGCGTCACGCGTTTCAGGGTAGAGATTCGAGCATGCCGTGGCGCGCTTCGACGGGTCCGTGAACGACGAAATCGGCGAATCGCCGAGTCGGATCAATGCATTCGAACAAATCGATACGCTGCTAGTCATCGCCTCGCCTCAAACAAAAATGCCGGGAGCGCGAACTCCCGGCATGACCTCAAACACCTAGCCGGGCAATTCGCCCGTTAGTCGATCACGTAGTCGACGGTCACCGAGATCGCCTGACCGGGACTCACCGGCGTTACTGCGCCGGCGATCGTGCCGTACACGTCCACCTCTTGTTGCGTCACGTACGACAGGCCGTTCTTCGTCAGATTGCCCGTGGCGATCGTGTCGGTTTTCTGCGCCGAGGCGATCGACGTCGCAGCAGCCAAGCCGGCCGCATCGATGACGGTTTTGTCAGACGCCTTGCGAAGGCCGAGCGCGAGCGTCGAGCTCGCCGTGCCTGCTGCGGTGTTCAGCCAGCAACCGGTAATGCGAGCGCCGGTCGGAATACGACCGAAGTAGATCGTGTCGCCGATCTGGCCGGAGATCGAAGTGATCGTGCCGAACATGATCCGCGAACGGCCATTGCGCTCGTTCGGTTGAAGCTTGGACGGCGGGCTCGCGAGAACTTTCGCCATCTGTACCGAGTTTGCTTCTGCCATGATGTGTGCTCCTGAATCTGTGTTTAGACGGACAGGGGAAGCGGTGTTACGCCGCTCCCCACATCACGATCAGAACTGGTAGTCGATGGTGACGACCTTGTTTTCCTGGATTCGGCCAGCGCCGTACGACTCCTGGATGTAGATCTGCGTCGCATTCTTCTTGTCGCGGCGCGGCCCGATGTCGACAACGCGGTTCATACCCGTGCCGAACTGGATGCCGGTCTTCGTGTACGCCACCGTGGTCTTCACCGTGCTGACCGTCTTCAAGGCTTCGTACGGAATCCAGTTAAAGCCCAGCCACTTGCCGGACAGCTTGCCGTCCTGCAGCATCTGAACGGCCATGAAGTCGGCCGACGTCAGCGTGGTGTCGCTCAGGATGTCCTCGAGCATTTCGGCGTCGTACAGCATGTACAGTTCTTCGCCGTTCTGTTCGTCGGCCTCGGCCTTGCGGAACAGCTTCTTGGCCGTGATCAGCTTGGCCTTCGTCATGCCGGTGCCACCGTCGACGATCTTCTGCGAGGAAGGCAGCGCGACCGTGCCGTAAGGCGTCGCCTCAGCCGCACGCGTGATCGACGCAGCCAGCGCTGCGTTGTAGATCACAGCGTCTTTCGCGCGATTCATTGCGGCCACGCCGTTCTGCGTGTAGGTGCCGCCCGGGTTCGCCTTGAGCTTCGGCACGTCGAACGTGTCGACCGGCGTTGCCCAGTCCCAGTCACCCATCATGATCACGCGCGTATCGTTCGCGTTGTCCGACCATTCGGTGTCGCCGAGACGGCTGGTCACCTGGTTGGCCTGGGTCGCGGCGATGTTGTTCGCGGTGAACGAGGTGCCAGTCACGCCACCAACATCGGTGACGGTCGATTGAAGTCGCGAGTCTTTTTGCTGCGCGACCATCATGTACGTGTCCGCAAACTGCTGGACAAATGCGGCGGTGATGCTGTCGTTGACTGCCGTGTTCATGGAATGGCTCCCAAAAGGTTCGATGTGTTCTTGTCGCCTTCCAGGGTGTCCGTTACCGGGCCTGTAATACGGCATCACGTCGGCGAACGCGATGCATCGGGCTTGTCGGGTGTCCGCACGCCACTGCGGGCCGAATGAGCACGATCTTCTTGCAGGGGAACTGTCGGAATCCCGACCAAATGAGCGTTAACAAAAAAGCCCCGCCGAAGCGGGGCAAACGGGGGTGCAGCGAGGAGACCTTGTTATGCGACTGGCGCGTTGCCGTACTTGCGTGCGTAGTACGCATCGACCTTCGCGCGAGTTGCTTTGTGATCAGCGTGCTTCGGGTTCGTGTTGGCTTCAGAGATAAGCAGCTTCTGGATGTCGGACTCGCTCGCGAAACCGGTTGGCGAACCGCCCTCCACGGGCACGTCTTCGCCGAACTCGGGACCAATCGCAGCCATGAGTTTGATGAACGTCGGGTTGTTCGCGAGACCCGACTTTTCCAGATCGTCGAACTTCATCCCGGCCGCATTGGCAATGGCATTGCCAGCAGCATATGAGAGCTTGACGTTCTGCTTGAACGCCTCAGCATCGGGCCACATCTTATGCAACTCTGCGGTTGCAGACTCGGTGTTGAACGCTACACCACCGGCGACGAGCTGCGGCACCAGTTCGAAATAGCGCGACATTACGCCGTCGAACTGCTTCTGCGACAGGCCCAAGCCGTGCATGTCCGTGCCGATGTCGCCCATCGCTTCTTTCAGCGTATCGGGCACGACAACGGCGTATTCCTCGGCGGACTTCGGTGCGGCGCCCCCATCGCCGAAGCGCTTGGACAGTTCGCCATAGCCGCCGGCCAGCTTCTGAGCCGAAGCGGCGACGTCAACAGCGCCATCGGCGCCGTTCACTCGATATTTTTCGGGGATCCAGTCAAAATTCGTACCGCTTCCTGACGGGTCAGCGGCTGCAGCACCAACTGCGAGGGCCGATCCTGCTGCAGCAGCAGCGCCTGCAGCCGGGTCCACGCCTCCCGCTCCCGCTGCCGCGACTCCTGAACCAGCCGCGCCAGCTGCGCCTCCGGCGACGCTTCCGCCACCGCCAGCACCACCTTCACCACCTTGCGAATCCATGAGCGCATAGCGCCTCCAGAACCATTTCATTTTTTATTCCTCGCTACTGTTGTGAAATCAGTACGACGTGCCAGCCGACCACGTGCCCGCAACGTTCTCGTACAGCTTGCGCGCAACAACGTCGATCGCCAGATCGCCCGGCGCGCCGATCTCGGCAGCGGGCTGACCGATCACGGACGGGATTGAGACCGTCTTCGCGAAACGGGTGTCGGGTGTCGGGTTGGCGGTCCAGCCGGAACCGCCCAATGTCGAAGTGCCTGCCATGTCACTCTCCTTCTACGGGTTGCTCAGCGCCATTGGCGCGGTTGATTTGCGTCAAAATGTGCTCGATCACCGCCCGGCGACCTGAACGAAAATCGGTTTCACGCTGGGCTTCGAGCCCGCCGCGGACGTACGTCGAGCCGGCGAACCTGTTGACCAAGTCCTCGAGCACCAACTGGCCAGCCTTCGACTCGAACAGCACCGCATACTCGCTGGCCGTCGCAACGGGCGCCTGAGCGCCTGGGATGTTCGCCTTCATTGCTGCGCCACCATGCGGTTAGCCGCAGCAGATCCGGCGGACTTAAGCACGTCGCCAGTCACGTCCATGCCGAGCTGCTGTTGCTGAGCCTGCGCAGCGGCGGCCTGCTTCTTCTGGCGGAACTCGAGCACCTTGTCGGACGGACGAATGATCGAATCCGGCACGCCGAGACCCTTCGCGGTCTGGCGTGCGGCCTCGTCGGTGTCGACGTTGTCCATCACGCTCGGATCGACCTGGGCGATCACGGACACGTCGCCCATGAAGCGCTCGATCGCGGTGACTTCCTCGAGCTTCTGCGCGCGTGCGAGCGGCGATTGATACTGGACAGAGAAGTTGCGACCGCCCAGCGAGTCGGGCGGCGGTGCAAACACACCGGCGCGATACGCCAGGCCGAAACAACGGGTAATCAGCGGCTGCAGATATTCAGCCTGCAGGCGCCCATAGATCGGGCCGAGTAACTGACGAACCAAATCGACGCGCACGTGCACTTCGGTCGCGGTCATCGCCGGACCATCCTGCGCCTGCAACTGATCAGCCATCAACGTGCGGCGGATGTTGCCCTGAAGCTTGTCTTTCTCGGTGAACGCGACATTGAAGTTCGCCGCGGGTTGCAGCGGCTTCATGCTGTCGACCGAGTTCGCAACGATGATCTTGCGCGGGCCGACCTTGACAGTGCGCGGATTCAGCACGCCGTCGTCTTCGGCGATCCACATGCCAGACACGGCCATGTCGAGGTTCGCGTACTCAAGCTTGACGATGTCGTTCAGCGTGCGGATGTCCGGCAGTGCGTCGAGCACCGGCCCGACACCGTAGCAGCTGTTCGGGATCTTCTTCCAACGCGCGACCACCACGGGCATTTCGTGATAGCCCGACTCGCGAACCGTCGCCTTTACGTCGCAGCAAAGCGTGACCGAAGCGATCGGGAGGTTCTTCGAGCGAACGGCACCGACGACGGAAACGCCACGCGGATAGATGCAATGGCAGAATTCGAACTGCCGGTCGGGCGTCGTCTCCGCAGCATCGGTGATCTGCTTCGGCAGCGTGTCGCCGCGCTTGCTGAACTCGGTGACGGCCTGCTCGGCGGTGAGCCTATACGGGCGAAACACAGTGTCGACACGACCGCCGGGACGCGACGACGCCACGTAGACGCCAGCCATCGGCCAGTGTTCGAAATATAGTCCACCGTTGTCGCGGTCCTCGTCGATGTACAGAGCAAACCAGCCGGCGCCCATGCAATCGTCGATACAATCAGACGCTTCAGAATCGAAGTTCGCATTGTGGATGTTCTCCCACAGCAGCTCGCTTGCGTCGTCGAGCCACCGCGTTCCCTCGTCGTCCTCGCCGTTCACGCGCATCTTGAACCAAAGCGAATTCGCCGGCGTCATGCCGGACATGATCGAAGCGTTAAGCACGCGCTTCGCATCGCTCGCGGTCGAGTCGAATATCAGCGAGACGGCGCGCGCGATCTCGTTCGCGTCCATCACCGGCCCTTGCAGGCCTGATGCTCGAATCGGATCAGTCAGCATGAAGCAGTCGCGCCACACCAGTTCGTGAACAGTGCGCGCGGACTTCAGGGCTTCGAGCCGCTTGTAGAGGGAATCGCCGAGGCTGTAGGGCATGAGTTATTGACCGAGGGTCGACTTGCCTTGTGCCATCACAGACGAACTGGTCGCCGCACCAGCACCACCCAAGCCAGCGCCAGTCGACAACAGGCTCGCGCTCGCACGCTTCTTCTTGTCGGCTGCGGCCTGCGCATTGGCAGACTGAGCGGCCTGAGCGTCAGCGGCATCGGCCGCGCTTGCGGCCGTCGTCGTGGTAGTCGGCGTCGCTGCCGGCTGATCCTTCGTCCACAAGCCACCCGGGTCAAGGAACTTCGAAAAGCTGAAATTGCCCATGATCGCCTCAGCGGAAGTTCTGCGGGAGTTGCTTCTGGATCGTCGGTACCAGCCAGCCATCCGAGCACAGCTTCGGCGCTGCCAGCGTGGCGGGATCGACTTCGCTTGAATGCGGGAGTGTCGGTGCAGCAGGCGCGGCGCCATCTTCAGCGGGGCGAGCAGCACGTGCGGCCTGGCGGGCTGCGACGGCGGCTTGCGCCTGCTGTCGCGCCAGTTCCTGCGACGGCATGTCGCCCGCGTGGCGGAACATCGTCTCGAATTCTTTGCGCTTGCCGGCGATCAGCTCGTCGCGCTTCGTCGGCTCGGCAGCGTTCCATTCTTCGGCGGACAGGCCGCTCGTCTCGAATGCACCTTCGACGATGTCGTTCATCGGCACGTCGCGACCCACGATCTGCATGACCACGTCGTTATCGCCAATGCCAGCGAGCACAGTCTTGCTCGCATCGCCGCCAACAGCCGGCGCCGCGCTCGGCATTCCAGGCTGCTGCGTTTTGTACTCTCTTGCCATCGCTCGCACCTCCATCCATGGTGCGGCGAGTATTTCGCCGTCAGGCTGTCGGAATCCCGACCAACTCACATACGCCGGTATTCGGCCGCGCTCGGCGGCGGAGTGAACATCGGTGCCGCAGATGCGTCTTTGCCCGTCACCTGAGCCCAGAATCGAAGCAGGCGGTCACCGCTCGAGTGCCGCGGCTCAGCGCACAGGTTCTGATACCCGAGCAGTGTCGTGCGTGGGATCTGCGTGTACTGCGCTATTTCTCGAATCGTATAACCCGCCCCTCGCACCTCGTCGAGAATGCGAGACCAGTTGACCAGCGGTGCGGGGGCGAGTTGTTTCGTCA